AGCTTCAATAGCGTCCTTGTCGTTCGCCGTCACCGTATTGACACGACCACCCTGGAACACCTGATCTGCCGTCACAATGTCATCAACAGTCGGGATCACATAAGCCGTGTAAACGCCGTCCTTCTTAATGACCGTCAACTCGGTGCCAGAACCCGGATGGACAGCAACATGCAACTGGCCCCACTTCTTCGACGTGCGGTTCGGTTTACTCGTCGGACCGGCAGGGTTGAAATACTGGAAGTACGTCTCGGTGATTACAGCGTCAGCGCCCGGAATCGAAGTCGTAGGCGACACGCTCACCGTCACGTTCGCATCCCCCGAAGCCGTAGCCCCCAACGACGCCGACCCTGCAATCGCAGCAGGAGCAGTATCGCCATTAACCACGACAGTCGGCGTCGGGATCGTGGCTGCGCCGCTGATAGCCGACGGGAACGCCTCGCCGTCAACGATGACCGTCGGCAGCGGGATCGTAGCCGTACCGTCAACAGCAGCAGGCGCAGCAACAGCCGTGCCCGAAGCAGACGCATCAACAGCGCCCGAACCGGCAACAGCCGCAGGCGCAACCGTCGCCGTTCCGCTGCCGGTAGCCGCAACAGCAGCCGACCCGACAACAGCAGCGGGAGCAACATTGGCTGTGCCGCTTGCAGTCGCATCAACCGCAGCCGAACCCGCAATAGCAGCAGGCGCAACCGTGCTGCTGATCGAAACCGTCGCCCCGAGCGTCGCAGACCCGGTAACTGCGGCAGGGGCGACGGTGACGTTGACGCCGCCGTCGTACCTGAGGAGGTCTTGACGGTAAGTATTTGTTGACCGGTATGCGGTCATGGGGCTATGCCGCCTCTAGCGCAGCAACCCGAGCCGACAACTGCTGCACAGCCTTCACCAACGGAGCAATCAACTCTTCGTAACGAATACCCTGACGATCAGGAATATCCTCGAAAGTGCCGTCTTCCATCTTGACGGACTCGGCTGGCGAGTTGATCCACACCGCACGGTCAGAAGCCTGGTCGCCCAGCGTCGAAGCAACTTCTTGTGCGATGAAGCCCATGTGTTCACGGGTGCCGGTGTAGCCGCCACGGTCGTTCCACACAAACGAAACGGGTCGCAGGTCGTTGATGAAATCTAGGCCGAGGTCAAGGTCAGTGATGCTTGTCTTGTCTCGCTGGTCGGATGTTTGGATGGTGCCGTTTGTGGCAAACACATCGTCCCAGCGAAGGGTTGCGGTGCCGCAGTCGTAAGTGTTATCGGCATACGGGCGCAAACCTGTGCTGTCTACACGCAGTCGGTAAGTGCCCTGAGCGGACACATAAAAAACTTGTGACGACTGAATCCGAAGATCGTCCGAGCTACCCATAAAAATCTGACCGATCAACGTGTCGGCCTGATCTTTGAACTGGATGTTGCCTGCGATGTTGGTAGTGCTGTTGCTGTCACGCAGAACCAGCAACGGCGATGCATCCTCAAACAAAACGTCGCCCACTACATGAAGCTGCTTCTCGGGAACGGTCGTACCGATCCCGACACGCTGATCCGCACCATCAAGATGGATCAGATCAGAACCGCCAGCCCCAAGACGAAGATCATTGCCAGAACCTTTAACAAACACCTGATTAGCGTCTGTGCTGTCGCTGTCTTGCAAATTAATTAAGACGGTAGCGTCCGTGGACTCAAACAACGCCACAGCGTTGACGGTGCCTCCGTTAACGTGCAGCGCTTTGCTAGGCGACGTAGTGCCGACACCGACCCGATCATTCGTTGCATCCACATGCAACGTGCTTGTATCAACCGTCAACCCAGCAAGCGACGGAGCAGTCGACCAACCAGACGTACCTGAACCCGTTCCAGCCAACACCGAATCAGCAACAGCAGTCGAAGACCCAGTACCAACCTTCGTTTCCAACGCAATAATCGCTTCGGAATGATTCGTATGGACAACATCATGCTCGAACCCAGCATCGTCCATCTCCGTCGTAGACAACGGCGACGGCTGCTCCGTGCCGGTATCCAACGATCCTGGGTAGTTCGTAGCCATCAGTCTTCCTCAGCAGCCTCCTGCGGCTGCGACAACTTCGCAATCTGCACCGCTTGAACGGCGATCTCAAAGTGCAGGGGGAACCGCTCCCGAATTACTCGCACCACTTCCTCGGCGGTCACTTCCATCTTTACTCCTACGGGGTCAGGTCAATCTGCAAGAACCCGCCCGCAGCAAACTGCACAGTAAAGGTTCCGTTTGATGACGAAATGTCCGACCCGAAATCCAACAGGCAGAACAGCGGGTCACCGGCGAGCGTATCATCCACAATCACCGCAGCCCGGGCCGTAATAGTCGAAGAAGTCCAAGCAGCATCAGTCGCATCAAAGTTCAACGAACCCGAACTGATCGCCATGCTGAAACCCGACAAAGCGTTGCCGTCAGCCGTGTAGCCGGTGCCGGACACCTCGCCAGACGACAAATCAGCCCAAAGGTCATGAGTGTCAAAGTCGGGCGTGATCGTGTTATCAACGAGACGGATGTCGAACGTGTCACTATCGACGTTCACCGCAAGCTGGGACGCATCAAGAACGTCACGAAAGGTCGGAAGAAAGACACCGGATGCGGTGACAGCCATAGCTACTCCTGAGCGTTACCGACGCCACGAGCAGCGTCGGGGGTAGCGACCGCATCAACCCGGCCACTCCAATGTTCGGTCTGATACCCGGCAGTACCGGGACGGTCCTCACGCTCAACCCGAGTGCGACGAACCTTCTTCTTAGAGTCAGGCATGATGAACCCGACCGAAGAATACTTACCCATCTGTACCTCCATCTAAAGAGAGAAAGGGGCGGGGGAAGATGGAGACCCCCGCCCCTTCAACCTCTATCAGTTGGCGCCGATGGAGCTGGCCGTCTCGTAGCGACGGATCGCAGCCTCACGGAACCGGGCGTAACCGCCCAGCCAGTACCAGCCGATCGGGTGGAAACGCATCAGCGAATCGGTCACCGGACCACGACGGACCTGCGGGACCGCCGCCGATTCCGACGAACTGAACGCCTTCGCCAGACATTCCTGACCGAGAATGAGGGACTGGTAAACGTCCACGGTGGAAGCGCCGCCGTCAGCGACGATGTTCACACGCGGGGTTTCGATCCAGCTAACGCCCTCAAACACGCCGACGATGCCCTGCCAGCGGCGGTAGTCCTCGCCGCCGGTGTTGTTGACCGGCTCAGCCCAGCCAGCAGCGCCGGTCTCGGCACGAAGGTCAACCGACTGATCCGGGTGGATCATGCCGATGTAGGTGGTGCCAACGAACGGCATCACGTTGTCGCCACGCAGACCAGCAACAACCTCACGGATCGAAGCAGCGCTGTAGGTGTCCGAAGCGGTGATTGCAGCCTGGGTAGCCTGACCCTCAAACTTGACGTTGGTGCCGCCGACAAGAACGTCACGGGCAAGGGTGTCAAGCGAGATACCGGCGTTGAAGCCGATCAGGTTCGCAGCGTCAGCATCAACGGCGGTGTAGTCGGTGCCCCGAGCCTTCGCCGTGGTGTTGATCGTGTTGCCGTACTCACGGAGAGTCACGGTGACCTGCGAATCGCTCATGGCGACAGCAGTCACATCGCTGGTCTCGGTCAGTTCGGAGGTAGCAGCGGCAAGGTCACTACGAAGCGTGAAATTGACCGAACCACCCTGATGGGTAGCGACCGGACGCACGGTGGCGACCTGATCGTGATGAAGCTGAGGACGAAGCGCAAAATACATGCGCTTGTCGAAAGCGGTGGTACCAGCCGTGTTCAGGCTGGAAACTTGAGTGTAAGCCATAGCGGAAGGGCCTCCTAGCCCTGGAAGATGATCCTTCCGCCCGAAGGTATCGGGCGGTTCCACACGGCGCTATTTAGTAACTGGCTCCAAAGCCACCCTCAACCATGAGTCCAGCTTCAGCTTCCAAAGCCTCAAGTTCTGCGAGGGAAGAAGCGTTCGCCATGCGAGTAGCAATGTCCGGCGGAATAGCGGGAGCTTCACCAGCAACGCTTTCAATCGCTGCCAAACCCTGAACCTCATCATCGGTGACGGGATTCGTAGGTTCCGAAATCAACCCATACTCCTTGGCCTCCGCTTGAATACGCTCAATGGTGAGGTCTTCCTCACCGGCAAGCGCCTTGCGGAGCAACTTGGCTGTAGGGGAATCCCCAATGCCAGCCTCGTCAAACAAAGCCTCGCGCTCATACCGGGCAACTTTGGACTCCAACTCGGAAACCCGAGCAGAATCCACTCCGTCGATCTTGGATTTGAGTGCCCCACGCAATCTCGTAATGAGTTCGTGGTCGCTATCCTCCGCAAGCTCAACGAGAGCTTTCAGTTCCTCAATATCGGCCATGTGCTTTCGCCTCCTACCCTCGTGTCTTTCCCAAGGAGGGATTGCGGGGAAAGACAGATATGGGTTGTTGATTTACGCAGGCTCTTCGCCCGGTACCCACAAGTATGCCGAATAAAACACTTAGCGGCAAGTATTACTGGCACGACTCGCACGACTCGGGATTTTCCAAGTCACACGACGGCTCAATAACCTCATCGGCGTTCTCGCCCCAATCAATTTCTAGCGAGCCAATTTCACCCAACTCGCCAGCTTCATGCAGGTCCATAAGGCTGCGAGGTTCAGGAGTCATAAAGCGCCAACCCGACCAAAGCAGCCGACACAATTAGACCCACGGCAAACACAATGAAAGGCATCGGGCTACTCTGCCACACCCAGACCGGCGACGCCACCGGCAAACCCGCCGCCACCAGTAAACGCAGCCTGCGCTTCCTGGCGTGCCTCTTCCAAACGCTGCGTCGCAGGCGCCTCACCCGCCGCCAACGACAACAACTCGGCACGAGTAAAGTCACGCGTCAACTGCTCCGACCGAGACAGCAAACCAAACGTCTGGCGAGCCACATCAACATCGACGCCCCGCCCCGCCAACTGCTCAGCCTCCTGACGGGTCAACTCGCCAAAGCCCTGCACCCGAGCCTGACTTGCAACCTGCGCCGCCTGAATACGCTGCTGCACCACCGGCAAACCAACCGACTCGTTCAACAACGCACCAAGCAACTCGCCCTGCGTGCCGCCCATGCCATAAAACTCACGAGCAATCGCCTGCGTCTCAGGGTCGGCCTGACGGAACGCAACCTCCTGCGCCACCGCAGCCTGCAACTCGTTGTAGCCCTGATCGTTAATCATCGCTTCCTGAGCATCAATTGTCCCCTCAGGCAACCCGTAAAACGACTCCAACTCGGCAACCTGCCGCTCATACGCCAAAATCTCGGCAGGCGACACCGGCGGAAGGTTCTGCTCCCGGCGAGAAAACACGGCACGGAACCGACGCTGGAACGCAGGCTGCTGCTCCAACTCAAGCTCAACCCGGTCTGCCGAAGCACCAGAAGACAACAAACCAGTCGCCCATCCCGTCAAATCCTCCAAGCCATAACTCGCAAGCAACGCCTCAATCGAAGATGCCAGCGCATCCGAAACAGCATCGTTCAGCGAATCAACATTCACAGGCATCAAACTCGTCCCTTCATCGACGCATTCCCATCGCCCTCGTCAAACCATTCACAACCGAGAAAAGCTCGTCCTGCCCCTGCTTGCCTCGCCAGTAATCATCCTGCGAACGGATGTACCGCTCAGTCTCCGACAACGACATTGCCCGAACCTGATTACCGTCACCAATCGACAACACATCCCGATACTGCTTCGTGAAGTCCACGTCCTGCATGTTCTTGCCCAGCATGTTCGCAATCAACTGCTTCTGCGGAGCCATGTATTCCGAAACGCTCACACCCTGGTCAATCAAGTCAGCAAACTGCGGGTACTGATTCTTCGCCACGGAACTGATGTACGAGTTCAGACCGTCGCTGTTCATCTCGCCGGTAGCAAGCTTCGCAGACAACGACCGCTGCGTGTCCGGATCAATCGTAATCAGATTGCTTGCAGCCAAACCACGAATCGACTCCTCAGCGGCAAGGATTGAACCTGCCGTGTACGCCTTTGTACCGGCAAGAATCTGCCCGACAATCTCATCCTCGCTCAGCCCACGTCGAAGAACGTCAAGCGCCAACGCATCCAAAGCCTCATCCGACAAGTCCGAACCCAACTGCGACACAAGATCAGACAGTTCCCCACGCTGGACCTCAACCCGACGCTCAAGCTCCTCAGCGTTAGCCGGATCGGTAGAGAAAATGTCCCACTCGCGCTCAGCAGCAGACCGAGACGTAAACCATTCAGTCGCACGGAACTGGGCCTGCAACGTCTCAAGAGTGAACTCAGACTCCGCCGCTTCCTCAAGCAGCGGACCCAACTCTTCATGATCCAACGCCCACGCCCAGCCAGGGAAACGCTCACGAACAATCGTTTTCCACTCGTCAACAGACGTGACCGCTTCCCAGTCAACCTCGTTGAATGCGTCTAGCTCTTCTTGGGTCCAGCCCTCAAATGCGCTCAAATCAGCCATAAGTCCTACCTAACCAACTGGCCCAAAGCACTCGCCAACAGGGAGAACCTGTTGGCTGTAGCGCCTTCTTCGATGCCTTCTTGCTGCTCAACAAACGTGTTGAACGACATGGCTTTCTCAACCGTTCCGCCTCGGGCAGCTTCGTCTGCTTTGCCGCTGGCGTAATCCCGATACGCACGGGCAATCGCCCGAGCGTCCGACTCGGGCAGGAAGTTGCCGCCCAACAGTCCCGGCAACGAAGCCTGCAAACGGGCAGTCAACTCGTCCTCGTTCTCCAACACCTTGACCGGCAACCCGCCGCCCGTGCCGCCATCCGACTCGGCCTGCCTGTCCCTAAGGTTGTTGACAACTTCACTCCACAACGTGCCCGTTTCGTTTGCCAGAGCCAGGACGCCACGCATCGCTTTGGCTTCATACGAAGTCCATTGACCGAATCGGTAGATTGCGTCCTCGCTAATAAGACCGGCGTTAATCATCCGGTCTTGCAGGTTGGCGATGAAGGTAGAACTTCGGTTGACGAACAGGTTGTATTCGTCACCTGCCATGTATGCGTCGGTGCGAGACGGTGTGCCGAAGCGGAACGGATCAAGCGTCTGCACGGGAGCGACGTAGCCGCCTAGATACGTCGGCTCCTCCTCTTCTTCGCCCGCGATCTTGAGATTTTCGGAATTCATGTAGCCCTGAACAGCACTCAACCTGCCATCCGGCCCGAGACCCTGCCAATACTCAAGAGTGACGCCAGTTAGCCAATCCGGAACGATTTCATCATTAAGCCAAGCATCAAACTGGTACTGGGTGATGTATTTCGTCTCGCCGTTGTTGCTCATCAGTCCTCCAAATCCTCAAACAGCTTGTTGCGAATCTCGCCACGGAAAGCACGCTCAATAACAAAGTTTGCTTCCGGATACGTCAAAGCCAAATCCGTCAACTGCATGTCGTAAATCGACCTGATCCACGCAGCGCCCTTTGCATCCAAGAAACTCGCCAAATCAATATCTTCAGCACGCTGCTGCGCCTCCTCACGCAAACGCAACGCCTCCTGCACCGCAGGAGCAATCTCATGGTCCTCAAACTGACCACCCTCAGCAGTCAGAACACCCAACTCGGTCTGAACCTGAGCAAAGTCGGCTGCCGTGCCCTGCTGGTCGGTGTTGCGCCAATCCGGATACGCCTTCTGAAGAATGTCCGAGTATTCACGAATCTCGGCTCGGTAAACGTCCGGAGCGTAATCGCCAAGGTTGCCGAGCGACCTCACATGGTTGTCGTACAGAAGCTGCGCCGTAATGTCCTGAGCAAACTCAAGCCACTCCTCAGGCGTCAACCGCTCACGATCACCCTGGTCAATCGACTCAAGATACATCGGCATGTAAAGCTCGCCGTTAGGCACATACGGGGCGAAGAACTGCCAAGTGTCCTTCGCATACGTCCGCACATCAGGGTTGTCCTGCAACCAGTTGTACGCCTCCCGTGTAACAGGCACGCTGCCCATCAACATAGAACGCGTTTTACCCTTAGCAATAAAGCCGGTGCTGCCAGACAACTCGGTAGTGCGTGCCCACGCAATCGCCTCAGCCTCGGCATACGGCAAACCCAACTCCGTCGCCTCATCCAAGAACGAGCGATACAGAGAAGCCGTGCTCAAATACGTCATAAACGTTGAGTCGCTGTTGCCGTCAATATTGAGCTGCACTTGACCGTTCTCGTCAAGAATAAACGACTCACGCCTAACCGGACCCGGGCCAAGGAAAGCAGAAATAAACGCCACAAACGCATCTTGCAACACCTGATCGGTCGCATCCGCTATCAGACGGTCACGCTTTTCCAGAACGCCCAAATCGTACTTTTGAGGGTCGTTCATCATCAGCCATTGCATCGTCGCAATGACACGCCCGTTGTAGTTGTCCTCATCCAAACCGCTCATATCGTCGGTCAAACCGCCGCCGAGAAGAAGCGCGTACCTGCCCCAAGAAGGAAGCCCCAAATTCAACCAAGTCTCAGGATTAAAGACTTCCAGCTTTGTCTCCCCAAACGGGAACAGCAACTCTTCGATCCTGCCAAGCGGAGTTTCTGCTTGGCGCAAATCTATGCCAGCCCGCTGCTGTAGCTCGTTAAAGATTTCCGACACCCCGAACGACGCAGCCGGACCCAACCCGGGCAAGAAACCTGCACCAACATTTAGCGACTGAAGCGCAATCGAATCGCCGTAAGCGCCCGAAAGCCCCGGAGCACCCTTAAGACCAATTTTCCTAGCAGCGCCACGATAGATGCCCGCAAACGGCACGATGATGCGCTTTTGGTCAAAATCGTCCGTGTAAATCATGCCCCGACCGTCAAGCGTGTCAAACAGCAGAGGGAACCGATCAACTACGGCACTAAAGTCCGGGTCGCCCAACACGCGCTCAGCCTGCTCAATGCGACCCAACTTAAACGGATCATCAAGAGCAATCTTGGTCCAAGTCGTAAGAACCTCCTGCCAAGCGGCAGCAAACGGCTGAGCAATGCGAACGGCATCCTGCCATTGCTGGCGAGTAGCCATAGAGAACAGCAAGTCGTTCGTCTTGTCCATCGCCTGCCCCTTCATAAGCAGGTCAAAATCCTTCAGACGCATCGAACCGTCGGCTGCATCAAGAGCCTTCTCCACCGACTCTTCAATTTCACGAGCGAGCTTAATGTTCTCAAACTTGTTCTTCAGGCGACTTACCGTCTTGGCGCTTACGTTAACTGTCCCGTCTTGTGCCAGTTTCAGCCCTGCAAGTTTTGCTGCTTGTGGACTCAAGCGGATTTTTCCTCCCTTGTTGCCCACCTTGTCAACCGCTTTACGGATTTCCGTACCGAGCTTCAAGTTCGCAATGTTCTGTCGAAGCTCAGCAGCCCCCGCTGCGCTCAAATGACGACCATGTTCCGCAACGCCAGACCAGTAATTCTGAGCAAACGTAGGTTCCCTTGAAAGCAAAGTAGTGGGTTTCTCAAGAATTGCGGCGCCCATAGCGTCAAGGAAATCCCTAGCCATAGAAACCCTGTCAGGCCCCTCCGTAGTCTGCTTCAGAACCTTCAGTTCATCAGGCGCATACTTCATCAAGTCCAACGCATCGTCGCCTAGCGCATCAATAAATTGCTTGTTGGCTTGCAGCACCGAACGGCCACTTCCCTGAACCGGGACAGACTTGCCGCCGCCTACATCCAGCTTGCCGATAGCAATCGCCTCACGCAGCGAACCGCTACCGCCAGTCTTAACAGCAATACGCTGCTCAACCGTTTCAAGGAAATTGTGAACCGCCCCACGCTGATCGCCCGCATCCCAAAGCTGACGAAAATCCGACGTGGGGTCGCCTTCGGCAAACGCACGCCACGTCTCATCAAACTCGTCCATAGCAGCGTCTAGTTGCGCGCTGGTGTACGAGTAGCGTTGCGGCTGACCTGCCGGAACTTTGCCCGGAATAGGAGCCATTGGGTTGGCGGCTACATATCTGCCAATAGGTGAAGCTGAAAGCTGCGCCAGTTCACCACCCCAACCTTCGGTAAACGCATCTTCGCCTTTACGCGCACGCAAATAATTCGATTGGATGACGCGCGCCTCATCACGCGGCCCCCTCGTAATCCTGACCCCAGCAGCTTCCGCCGATTCCGAAAGAGCATTCATGT